CCGTAGTGCTTTTTTAAAGTACTCATATAAATAATTTTTTACTCAAAAGCCCCGATAAAGTTAATGGGGTTGACTTTTGAATTAGTTTGGTAAAAAGTTCAAATCCCATCTCGCTAGGATCTTTATCATCCATCTCTAACAAATGAACTTCTTTACCTTCATCCATGAATTTTTCACAGAATTTTAAGGATGATTTAATAGCATCACTATCAAGTGCAATATATATTTTTTTTACTTTAGAAGAAACAATTTTCTTCATTAGGTTAGTTTGTATATTTTTTCCTAAAAGCGGGATAGCATTTCGTTTAATGGTGATGGCATCAAAAGGTCCTTCGCATAATACTAACGGGCTATCCCAATTTATAAACATTTCAAATGGTACAATATCGCGAGATGCTGATGGGTTTTTGTATTTGCGGAATGGTTCTTTTTCAAAACTGCGAGCTGTAAAGTAATTTAAATTACCCTGAGCATCGTATGAGGGGATAACAATCATATTTTGATATTCTCCTTCTTCACAATACCCCATATTGTATTTAATCATATCCTCCATTGTAACCCCTCTACGCTTTAGATAAGCTAAAGCATGTCGAGCCATTAAACTGGTAGGTTTATCTATGAAGCGAGTAAATTCTTTAGGGAGAAATAAATCATGTTTTATAATTGTTTCTTCTACAAATGAACCCTGAGGGATTAATTTTTTAGCTTCCTCAATTTTATCATATGCTTCCGTTTTCTTAAATAAACTAGGAATTGTTTTTCCTCTGGTATTACATACCCAACAATGCCAAGGATTGTGTCCTTTTTTATTTTCTGTAAAGTTTACCTCCATTTTTGGTTTGTGGTGTTTACAGAAAGGACAGTGGTAAGCATAATTGCCCCTGGAGGTTTGTTTTCCTTTTCCTAGAACGGAATCAACTAGTGTTACTAGTAGATGATTTATCATGTAGGTGAATATACGATGAAAAATTTAGAAATCCAAGTCTACTGGTAGATGAAAGTTAATCCCTTAATGTAATCTTTATCACCTTTTACAATCTGGCAGATTTGTCCTTTAGATACGTCTAATGCCTCGGAAGCTTCATTTATAGATTTAAATGTAATATCCAAAGTAGTACACCTAATAGCTTTAGTTCCTTTACCTATTTTACCTGCTGTGATTTTTTTACCTATTTCATCTTTCTTTTCAGCCCAAACAGCTTTCATCATTTTAGATACACCATCTCTATGACTTTGAGTTCTAGTGTAGGATAATCCACTTCCATTTTCAATGAGGAATTGGCTATGTTCGGGGCGTTTTTTCCCACTCCATTGAGGTTTAGAACCATTTTTAATATTTAAACCCTCATCTATGCTATTAAATTCCCTAATCCAAAATACTTCTCTAATTTCTAAATCATTCTTATCACATTCTTCTAAAACTTCGAATGTATGGGAAGATGGAGAATATTTAGTAAGTGAGTAGTATAGTTTTTTTGAATCTTTACAACACTGAATCTTATTATACTCCGTAAATCTTCTGGGTATATCAATAGATTGTCCTATATAAATTTTACCCTTGGGGTTGGTTATTTTGTATATCCCTGTCATCGGGGATAAATATACAAAACTTACCTAGAATATCAAATCTTTGGTAAAGAACTTACCTAAAATTGAATCGTTATAATATATTTCGGGATTCTCCAACACTTCTAGCTGGAATAGATATTTGGTTTCTAAGTATGTAAGGTGTTTTTTATTAAAACCTATTTCGATAATTTGTTTTTTCAAATTTTCTAGCGTAACTTCACCTTTAGTTATTTGGTCCTTTAGATGTTTATTTGAACCATAATATTTCTTCCAATCGCTTTCTTTACTCTCAATCACAAACAATTTTCTCCTCCCACGACCAGATTGTTCTGCTAATTCGACCTTAGTGAGTTTTCGTTTTCGATTGTGATACAACGCTTTTTTACCAACATACTTTTTACCCTCGGGGGTAATTACTACATAAACAAATCCAAATGCCCCAAGGGGAAATTCTGATATGTCTGTAATTTCTTTTTCATTATATAACCAATTCATATTTTATTTTTATTAACCTGTAGTTACATTTTCAGATCCTAGTTGAATTAATCCTCTAGTACCAAAATTTCTATACCACATCATAAAATTACCTACATAAAAATTACCATCTGATAAACTAATTGCTGATTGAGGATCTGATGCTCCTTTAATAGTAGTAGCAACTGAAACTGATTGGTTTGCTCTTCTAAAATATCTCAAGGTTATAATACTCCCTTCAGGGCTACTATACCTAATATCAACTACTATTTGATTTCCTGATTTACTTGTATTAGTAAGAGTATTTGGGAATTTAAATATAAAAAAAGCCTCATCTAGAGGATATGGGAATTGTGTTACATCTTCTATATCTATTTTATTATATCCTTCTTCTAAAGTATATATATAATAATTAATAGTAGTCTGTAATGAAGTACTATCTCCTGAGTTTATAGTTCCACTAAATGTCCCCCCAGAAATAGTAAATGTTGTGTAATTATTTAAAGTATCAACAACAACATTATCAATAGTAGCACCAACAATTTCAAAATTACCATTCCAAAAAAAATCAAGAGAAGCATTTTCTAAATAATCCTGCCACTGCCAACTAAGATCATTTCCCAATGAATTAAAATGGTATATACTAAATTTAGTAGGTGTACTTCCACCCCCATTAAAAGTAACATCCCCATTATTAGCAGGTACAGGGGGTGTAGAAGTACCTGAACTTACTCCTGAGACTTGGTAATTATCATGTGCGTTGTTTAATCCAAATTTTAAATCAGTAGCAGGATTAGGGACAATATAATTCCAACTACCATCTCCTCCTGAAGAACCTGAAGTACCTGAAGAACCCGAAGTACCTGAAGAACCCGAAGTACCTGAAGAACCCGAAGTACCTGAAGAACCATTATTACCTTGAGGGCCTGTAATAGATTCTCCTGAAGTGCCACTAGAACCTGATGTACTACTAGAACCTGAAGTACCTGAAGAACCCGAAGTACCTGAAGAACCCGAAGTACCACTTGAACCCGAAGTACCACTTGAACCCGAAGTACCAGATGACCCTGAGGTACCACTTGAACCTGATGTGCCACTAGTACCTGATGAGCCTGAAGTACCTTGTACTGTGGTACTATATCCTACATCCCCACTAGAATCTATTACTAATACATCAAATGCCCCTAAAGTCTTATCAGGAATACCATCTAAGTCTAAACTTCCAGATAAAGCAACACTTCCTGTATTTATTATACTTCCCGTAGTGATACTTTCAATTCCTCCTATTAACTCTAAACTACCTGTATGAGAAATACTTCCGGTATGATTTATACTACCACTAGTTACTGTATCTAAGGTTCCTGATATAATAGTACTTCCTGAAAGGAAAGTACTTCCTGTTACTGATAAACTACCACTTATAGAAATATCATAATCATCAACAGATGTTAAAGCATCTACTGATTGAGAAACATGCCATGAATTGATAGTAAAATTTTGTTCTACTTCATCAATACTTGGATCAAATATATTTTGTAGTTTTTTTGCCATGGTATTATCTATCTATGTTTATAAGTATGGTAGTATCTGTGGTTTGTGAAGTAGGAAGAGGTTGGGGTAATTTCCCTACAGCTATTAATTCTTGATTTTCATTATATAAACCTATTGTAGAAACATATGGATCAAAACTAGACCCTGTTACAAAATCTTTATATTTACTACTTCCTGAAGTGATAATTTCATTTTGTCCATAATTTTTTAATAAACTAGGATTTAATGAGTAATTAAACTCATTTGCTCTAACAGTACATTTATATTGGGTTTCATAAATACTAAATGAAGAAGAAAACGATATAGTAACTTCACTAGAAGTAATAAAATTTGTTATATTTTGTCCTTCTTCATTAATTCCCCCATAAATATCAATTCCATATCCTGCAAATCCGTAAGCAACATCATCAAATCCCCTAGTAAAAATAGCTATACCTTGAGGGTATATTATATTTCCACAAATTAAATTAGGGTTATTATTTATAATAAGATTACCTTCGCCATCATCTTTTACACTACCACTAGGAGCTATTAGACGGAATGAATTGGGTTGAACATATTCTCCATATAATTTAGAAGGAATAGAAATAACTCCAATTATTTCCCCTGAGGATGTGGGGAAATATCTTTCAAAAGATAAATCTGTTTGGGGATAATTATAATATCTTGATGTTGAAGAAGAGGAACCTACGTAAGCATCTCCTTGTTCATTTACTCCAGGTACTAAACTAGCTGTTGCTGTAGGTGCTCCATATAAATAATTTTTAGTATCTGTCCCTATATTATTAGAATAATATAATTCCTTAATAGATTCGTAAATTAATCTTTGATACTCAGTAGCTACTTCACCTGTTGTAGGTTCACTAGCAGAAGGAAAGGTAGAACCTGTTATTTTTAAACCTATAAATCTATCTATTTGGCTTTGTCTTAACTCAACTTTTCCCGAAAAAGAAAATCCCTTATTAACCTCAAATGGGGTTACTATTATATCTGTACTGTTGAGGGTTTTTAAGTAGCTCATTCATTAGAAATCTAACTTAACTCTTACAAGGGCTTCTTTGGTAAAGTCTTTTTTTAATGGTTTACTTAATTTAGCGACCGCTAATAATTCGTTAGAATCATTATATAATCCTACAGTAGTAACAAATGATTGTGGTGAATTTATAAAGCTATTATAAAGAACTTCACCTGTAGAACCTGATATAAATGAAGGATTTGCAGAATAATTATATTCACTATTTCTAGCTCTTACAAATACATAATCTGAAGTTATATTTTCTTGACTATTTAAAGTAAAATAACCTGAAGATGAGATAGCATTAAATAAAGCCTCAGGATTGTTATCATTAGTATCTGAGGCATATAATGTAGTTACTCCGGCACCCCCGTCACCACTATCTAAAGCTAAAGCAGCAGGATTTAATATAATAGCCCCAATATCTGGGAGAAATAAACCGTATGAACCTGAAACTGTCATTCCTGCTGCCGTAGCATTAGCAGGAGAATCAGTTATAGATATAGCACTTCCATTAGACCCAGAAACAATTTGGAATACCCTTCCGGATTCATTATAAACTACTGTATCAACATCATTACTATTATCTGTTAATACAACTTCATTTGAGCCTGAAATTCTTAACTCCAAAGTACCGGGGAATATACTTCCTTTAAATTTGGATCTATTAACAGATAATGCATAAAAACTTTGAGTTACAGGAGTAACACCCCCAAAAACAAAATTATTATTTTCATCCCCTAAAACTATATTTTGCCATTGACCAAATATAGTAGAAGTGTAAGATCTTCCATTTATACCTGGATCATATAATACTGATCCTGAACCCGCAGAATCCCCAAAAGCAATATTAAACTGAACTTCAGCCCCAGTAGAAGTAGAATTTTGTTGGAATACATTTAGATAGTAATTTCCACTAACTGAACCAGCTTGGACAGAAGAAGTATGAAAAGTAGTTAATGTAGGAAGGTTATTAGTCCAAGCACCTGCAGTAATACTATCTGCACTTACTAAAAAATCTTCTGGATCAAATCTTTTAAATGACATTAGGCGTTAGTTTTTGTAATTTTTACGGGGATTGTGATTCTAGCTCCACTATCTCTTCCAACAATTTGAAGTGTAGTATTTAATTCTGTATTAGAACCAAATAATGTATTAACTGTAGTAGCGGTTAAGTTGAGGGTTGTACCAACAACTGTCTTAGATACATTAGTTCCTAAAGTTTCAGTTTGGTTTAATCTAGTAGCTTCTTCGGTTTGAATGCCTACCCCATTAAATGTGTTTAATACTCTTACATCAGCAATTGTGGCAGTATACCCATTTGCTTCAAATACTTGATTAGCTCCTAAAT